CTCAATGGATGCTGTTCGGTACGCACTTGATACATACAGACAAAAGACAGAAGTAACTACTTTGCCCACCTACCGCCCTGCGGATAGTGTTATAGGAATTTAATGTTTTTAAATCTCGAAATTAACCCCGTACTTGATCCTAAGATGTCACCACAGCAGTTCGCAGATATGTTAAGGGAACTCAAGCCCTACTTCTTTAAGATTGAGGATTTATGTACTGAGCTTGAGCATGGAGAGATTACCGTTACCCTTACCGTCAGGGACAAGGCTGTTGAGAAGATGGCAGTACATAGTGAGAAGCTGTGGCTTAGACCTAAAAAAGGACATGACCCTAGTTTGACAGTCTAATAAAGAGGATTGATACTTTAAATGTCATACACGTGACGTGCAGACACCTAACCAAAGGTGTCTTTTTTTATGCAAAAAACACAAGACGAAGCACAACTTAAAAAAGAATTACACGAGCAGTTCCTACTCTCCAAGAGATACCTTGATAACGTTCACGAACGCATGAATCAACAAGAGGAGCTATATCGTTCATTCATTGATAAGAACAACTACCCACACAACGCAAGAGTATTTGACCCTAGAGTATTTAGGGTTATTGAAACAATAGTGCCTAGAATGGTTGCAAATGAGCCTACGGGGTCATTCTACCCAAGGGAAGGTGGCGACGTTGCTACAGCTCAAATACTAAACGCACTCATTAGATACGACTGGTACAGAGCAGGGATGTTTGAAAAGATGGTTAGATTCACAAAGTCTATGCTGATATTTGGTACAGCCTTTGGGAGAGTCTACTGGGACTACAAGGAAATGGAAAAGACAAGAATGGTTCCCGAAGAGGTCAATGGACAGCACATTTGGAATCCACAAAACAAAGAGAAGATCAATGTAACTGTATGCGACTACCCTAACTTTGAAGTACTTAACATCTATGATTGTTTCCCAGATCCTAACGCGACCTGTAAAGAAGACATGAGGTGGTTTATCTACAGAAGATTCAGAACACTTGAGGAGCTTAAAGCAGAGAATGAAACAAGAGGCTCGACCTACTACCAGAACCTAGACAAACTAGAGGCAATGATTACAGAAGATGGCGAACAAAAGAAAGGTTCAAAGCCAGACTTCATGCAGTACAGAGAACACAGAAGAATGATGTTATCTACTGATGAGCTACTTGGTGAGGATCAGTCTAACCCAGACCTAACAATACTTAGAAGATACGAAAGAGATCGCTGGGTTGACTACATTCCAGGCTATGACTTAATCATTAGAGATGTTGAGAACCAGTACTTTCATAACGAGTTGCCAATTGTCTATGGAGTTGACTACATTTACCCAGGCGAACTATACGGAATGGGTGAAATTGAACCAGTAGACCGAATACAAAGAGCAATAAACGCAGTTTTGAATCAAAGACTGGATAACGTGCAACTAACTCTTAGGAATATGTGGATTGTTGATAAGAACGCTGGCGTGGATATGCACACACTCTACTCAGCACCAGGAAACATAATCACAGCCAATGACATAAATGGGGTTAAGTCTGTAGAGATACCAGATGTCACAGGTTCGACTTTTGTGCAGACAATGAACTATCTAACATCAGCACTTCAAAACGGTACTGGTATTACGGACTACACAATTGGTATGGATAACCAGAGTAATGTAGCCAATAAGACAGCAACAGGTACAAGGCTTATTCAACAAGAAGCAAACGCACAGTTTAAGTTAAAGATACAGCTATTTAACAAGATGGTTATTGAGGATGTTGCAAACCAATTCAAGGACTTACGTATTCAGTACACAACAGAAGAACAGTTACTAAGGATTGTTGGTAGAAATGAAGTCCAGTACTTAGCCGATAACACAGACCTACAAAAGGTAGACGAATATGGAGAAGAAATTACACCTGGAGATTTAGACGCACAATCCAAACTACAAGTATCAAAAGACAAGTCATTCGCATTTTTAAAACTATTACCTAACGATATTCAACCTTATGTTGTCGGGGACTATGACTTTATTGCCTCCCCATCAAGCGAACAACTAACAGATCCTATAGCGATGCAAGAGAACTTCTTTATCGCATTAGATAGGGTAAAAGACCCAGCATGGACTGAGGGGCTTGCAGCAGAGGGTAAGAAGGTCAATTTCGGTTACTTAACAGAAAAGATATTTGAAAAATTAAACATAGGACTTGAGGCTAACGATGTCCTACAAGACGCACAGCCTCCGATAGACACAATGGGTATGCAACCAGATATGGGGCAAATGCAAGGTCAAATGCAGGGTATGCCACAGATGCAAATGCCAGAGGAAATGATGCAGGAAGTACCACAAGAAATGGGGGAAACATATGGATTTTGAGGTCATTAAAGACGAAAAGGTAGAGGAAGCCAGACAGGACACGCTAGAAAAGGCTGTAGCTTACGAGGAGCTAACACACACAAAAGGTTGGGGTTATATCAAAGCATATGCACAAGAGGCACTCAATGCTTTTTCACTGAAGGCAATGCGCACAGGCTTTGTTGATATGGCGGAGTACCAACTTGAAAGAGGTAAGGTGGTTGGCATTTTCATGATTCTAAATGACGTGGAACAGACCATACAGACCTTGAAAGAAGATCGTGCAGAAAGAACTTCCTAAAGAAGAATTCGAGGGTGAGGCATATACATCAGAGTTAAAGCCTGTAGGTATATGTTCTACACACGATAGACGGGACTTAACCAAACACACGGGATATGTAGATAACAAGGATGGAACAGTCACATGTATGTATTGTCCGTTCGGAGCAAGGCTCGATGGATTTATGAGGGTGATTGATGGAAAGATTGTTGATTTGAGGACTTATAGGGCGAGCTAGTAATCATATTAGCTCGCGCTATGACTTTTTAAGTCACGTTCTTGGTTCGTAAACCCTGCTTAATAATTTGGCGTTTCATGGTGTCGATAAACCATGCAAGGAGAAAGCCATGTCAGTTAACGATAACATGACAGCCCTAGCCGCAGCCTTCGATGATCATCAAATAACTGATGACGGGGGACAGATATTGGAAGACGAAACTTCCACTCAAGATTCGGCATTTGAGGAAGAAAACGCAGTTGATGATTCTACAGAGGCAGAGAAGCCTACTGAACCAGAGTATTCCGAAACCAATGCGGAAGACGATGGGGAAGACGACGAACACGTAGTTGATGATGCTGGTAAAGCGTATGTACCAAAAAAGGCATTCGACAAGAATTACGCAAAGCGTAAAGAGGCCGAGAGGTTACTAGCCGAACGAGACAGGGAGCTTGAAATGCTCCGAGGTCAAGAGAAGCCAGTAGCTAGACCAGTGCCAATTTCGGACAGAGGCGAGGCATTAGAGAATGAACTTTTGTTCACTAAAATGCCAGAGTTTGACCCTTATGCGAAGGAATACAATCCAACGCTAGATGAGAGCGCAGCTTTTATCTATAACTCGTATAGAGATACGAAGGGCAAACCCACAATAACCAAGCTTCAAGCAGCAAGAGAAGCTAAACGAATTGCAAGCGAGCTAACTAAACAAGCTACATCAGGCAGAGCCGAAGTGAGGCAAGTGAAGATGCAGACTGAGGGTTCATTTAGTCATGCTACGAGAAAAGTAGATACAACACCAAAAGCCGAAGACATGGATCTTGACTACATGGAGAAGTATCTAAAAGAACAAGGGGCTTGGGATAAGTTTAATTAAATTATTTAAGGAGAAAAACAAATGGCAGCAGATGCAGCAAAATCTACGACCACGACAGTTGCTCAAGCAGTTAAAAATAGATATTACGACAAATTATTTTTAAAGGTAGCTGAGAGCAAACTAGTTCACAAACAACTAGGTCAAATCGATAGAAAAATCCCACAAGGAGAAGGCGGGTATGGAACTGGCGTTGTTTACTGGACTCGATGGACAAATCTTCCATTAGTATCAGCAGGACAAGGCGAAGGCGTACCAACAACCGCACTCTCAATGACCGCAACAAATGTAACTGGAACAGTTGCACAGTACGATGCGGCAGTATCTATTTCGGACATATTGGCATACACCAGCTTTGGTGATGTTATGAAAGCCGCTATGGAAAGACTCGCATACAATGCAGGACTTTCAATTGACACGGTAGTCCGAAACCTTATTGCTACAGCAGGTACATTGCAATCCGCAACAGGCGTTGCTGGCGCTGCTTGGACTTCTATTCCTGCAACAGGAACATTAACTATTGGTGAAATCAAAAAAGCAGTTCGTACACTACGACGCGGCGATGCTATGGAACAAACCGATGGATTATTTGTAGCCGTTGCACACCCAGATGCGTTGTATGACTTAATGGTTGACACCTCAACTGGTGGATGGATGGATGCTAACAAGTACACTGAAAGCAATGTTATGAGCCTATTAAAAGGCGAAGTAGGTAAAGTAGCAGGAGTTAGATTCCTCGAATCCTCAAACGCTTATGTTAGAGGTACAGGAGTTACAGCTACCGCTTCAATCTACGTTACTAACGTTTTCGGACGTGATGCGTTTGGCGTTACAGATCTTCAGAACTTGAAGACCTACGTTAAACCATTCGGTTCAGGCGGAGTAGCAGATCCTACCGATAAAGTCTCGACAGCAGGATGGAAAACAACCTTTGGAGCCGCACCTTTAAACAGTGCATTCCAAGTAAGTATTTCCCATGCCGTAAGCTCGACAGCCTAAAGGTAAAAGGAGAGAGGTTAATGAGGGTTGTAGCAATACAGCCCTCTTGACTTCTGTGCTATAATACTCGCGTCTTACCAAGAGACAGGCAGACACCTTAATTAGGTGTCTTTTTTTATGCTTAAATACGAACCTACATGGAAAGAATATGAGGATAAGATGCACACTGGTACTGCTGATGAGCAGATAAGAGCAGCCGAGGCGTTTGATGAAGAACGTAAAAAAGAAACCACAAGAAGCAAGAAAGCCAAAGAATGGGAAGAGTCTCGCAAAAAAGAAGCATACGCAGCTAAACCAGAGTGGGTTAAGAAGAAGCGAAAAGAAACCTCAGACGTATCACACAAAATCATCTCAGACATTAAAAGTATTGGAGTCTTTGACTCGCCCATTAGACCAGCACCAGGTTACATACTTATTGAGATACTCCCGCCAGAAGAGGCAACATCATCAGGAATTATTATTGTTAGAGAATCCTCAGAACCAAACACAGGTAACGTACTTGCTATTGGAGCTGATTTAAGAACTAAAGATGGTCACTTTATTGCCTCCCCTGCAACTAACATAGGCGACACGGTGATATTTAAAAAATTTGCAGGTGCAGACATCGCAGTTCTTGATAAGACTTGTAGACTTCTCCAGTTCACAGATGTACTCGCAGTCATTGAATGCTAGTTTCAATAATAATCACCACCCACAAAGGTAGAAAAGACATGTGCAAAAGAGCTATTGAAAGTGTACTAGCTCAAACATATCAGGACATTGAGATCATAGTTGTAGATGATGCTGCAAAAGATGGCACTCGTAAGATGGTTGCAGAGTATCCTGTTAAATATGTGGAGCGTAAGAGAAACTTTGGTAATCACTCACGCCCTAAGAATGAGGGCATTCTGGCCTCTACAGGCGATCTAGTGGGGTTTTTAGACTCAGACAATGTATATAGACCTGATCACGTGCAGGTTCTAGTCAATGCTTTTAAAAAAGACCAATATCTACATTTAGCCTACGGCGATAGGATGATAATTCAAGACGGTAAAGCTACAGGAATTGGAAGGAATGCAGACTTTGATCCCGCACTCATACTACAAACACCGTTCATTGACACATCAGACTTTCTGATTAAAAGAGAGGCATTGTTTTATCTTGGTGGATGGGATGAATCACACAAGCGAATGCTTGACTGGAACTTAACTACAAGAGCTGCAAAAGCGGGATTTAACTTTGCACACATTAAGACAATAATTACTGATTACCACATACACGGAGATATGCTTTCAAACCAAGTAGAACAGGACATGTTTAGTACCTATGATTGTCCTATTCAACTTCCTTACTTAGGGGAGGTTAAAAAGCCCGTTGTTGCGATCTTTTCTCTTGTTTATCAAAGACCCGAATATACACAGAAATGTTTTGAGTCTATGTACGAA